ACTTTATTTTGGTCCGCCCACATGCGGGTACTAGAGTAAAGATTCACGGACGTGAGTTCCGCATTATTAACGATGACTCTGTTGAGGGGGTGGTTGAAGATCCCCGAGGCATTAGTCGCGCATAAGGAGGGGAAAATGCCAGAAGTAAATGGAAAAGAAATTCCTGAGCAGGAGAACACGGAGGATATTGATTTTGAAATCCAAGACGATGTTCCTGACGAGGATAAAGACCCAATAACGGGTAAAGAACGGGAGCCAATGCCCCAAGAGTTAGTTCAAGAGCTTGAGCAAGATGAGCTTGAGGATTACTCCGACAAGGTTAAAACCCGCCTAAAACAGATGAAAAAGGTTTGGCACGATGAGCGCCGAGCCAAAGAAGCTGCTTTTAGGGAGCGACAGGCTGCTGAGGAATTTGCCAGAAAGGTGTTTGAGGAGAACCGTAAACTCAAAGAATCCTTGTCTTCTGGAGAAAAGTCTTACATTGACACCGCCAAAAATGCTGCCAGTCTTGAGCTAGAAATGGCTAAGCGGCAGTATAAAGAGGCGTATGAGTCGGGCGATGCGGATCAGATTATCGAGGCGCAAACTAAACTGTCCGAAGCCAATTATCGGGTTCAGAGAGTAAATGAGTATCGCCCCTCTTTACAACAACCGGAAAATGATGTAAATATTGAGCCAAGTACACAAGTCGAAGCTCCTCGACTCGACCAGAAAACGGTAGCGTGGCAAGAGCGCAATCCGTGGTGGGGGACCGATGAAGAGATGACAGCTTTGGCTTTGGGGTACCACCAAAAACTTGAAAAGCAGTACGGCAGACAATATGTCGGGACTGATGAATATTGGCAGAACATCGATAAAACGATGCGACGCCGTTTCCCGGATTATTTCGGGGAAGAAGAAACGTCTGACGGGGGCGGCAAGCCTGTTCAGCGCACGGAGACTAAGCCAGCCACGGTAGTTGCACCGGCGTCTCGTAGCACATCCTCCAAAAAGATAGTGCTGACAACAAGTGAGATAAATCTCGCTAAGAAGTTTGGGTTAACTCCCCAGCAATACGCTATGGAAAAACAACGACTGGAGAAACAAAATGGCTGAAAATCGACTTGCACGCGAACTTACGTCCCGTTCACAACAAGAACGGCCTAAACAATGGCAGCGCCCTGAGACGCTACCGCAACCTGACAAGCAACCCGGATATGCGTACCGATGGGTTCGTGTTTCTGCGCTAGGTCAGGCCGATGCCCGTAACGTGTCCGCGAAGATGCGGGAAGGATGGGAGCCGGTACGAATCGAGGAGCAACCGCAGTTTAAGCTGCTTGTTGACCCGAACAGTCGTTTTAAGGACAACATTGAAGTTGCAGGATTGTTGCTCTGCAAGATACCTGAAGACTTTGTTCAGCAGCGTACTGATTACTACGCAAAGCTGACTAAAGATCAGATTGAATCTGTGGACAACAGCTTTATGAGAGAGAACGACCCGAGGATGCCTCTTTATCGTGAGAGAAAGTCCACGACGTCGTTCGGTAAAGGTACTTAACTTTTTAGCGAGGTAATAAAATGGCTTATCCTACCGTTCAAGCCCCTAACGGGCTTCTACCGATCAATTTGATCGGCGGTCAGGTGTTCGCTGGTGCTACTCGCCAAATCCCAATCGCTTCCAACTATGGCACGAGCATCTTTTATGGTGATCCTGTCAAGCTGGTTGCTTCTGGTACTTTGGAGCGTGACACCCCCGACGCCGCAATGACCCCTGTCGGAGTTTTCCTTGGATGCTCCTACACTGATCCTACCTTTGGTAAGGTCTTCCGTCAGTACTACCCACAGAACACGGTTGCTTCGGACATCATGGCTTTTGTTCAGGATGACCCCGATGCGCTGTTCCAAGCTGTGGCTGTTTCTGGCACCACTGTAGTGGCTGCATTTGGTCGCTCAATCGTCGGTAACAACGTTGCCATGGTTGATAACGCCGGAAGCACCACCACGGGTAACTCCGCCGCTGGTGTTAGCGATCCTGCAACTACTGATACTCTCCCCTTGCGGGTGATTGATGTGGTTCCTGATACCGCTATTATCACGACCCAAACTGCCACCACTTCTTCTGGAAGCACCTCCGTTACGCTGTCCGCAGCTAACTCAGAAATCCTGAAGTTCATGGGCATCTCTGGTACCGGTATTGCTGCTGGAACTACTGTTTCAGCTATTTCTGGAACCTCGTTGACTCTGTCTGCTAACGCTACCGCTTCTGGTACCGTGACGCTGACCTTTGTCGGCTACCCACAAGTAATCTGCAAGTGGAACGTGCCTAGTGTTGCTAGCTTGGTCGGTGGTCATCAATATCTCAACCCCACTGGCGTATAAGGAGCAACTTAAATGGCTATTTCACGCGCACAACTACTTAAAGAACTCCTTCCCGGACTGAACGCTTTGTTTGGTCTTGAGTATGCACGCTACGGCGAAGAGCATAAGGAGATTTACGAGACCGAATCTTCAGAGCGTTCGTTTGAAGAGGAAACCAAACTGTCTGGCTTCTCCGCCGCCCCGGTGAAGAACGAAGGCAGTGCGATTGCCTACGATAACGCGCAAGAAGCTTTCACTGCTCGTTACACCCACGAGACCATCGCTCTTGGTTTCTCGGTCACGGAAGAGGCCATTGAGGACAACCTCTATGATTCTCTCTCCAGCCGTTACACCAAGGCTCTGGCCCGTGCCATGGCTTACACCAAGCAGACCAAAGCTGCTGCGGTTCTGAATAATGGCTTCGATTCTGCCTTCCCCGGTGGAGATGGACAGCCCCTGTTCTCAACCTCGCACCCCTTGGTTTCTGGTGGTGTCAACTCCAACGAGCCTGCTACGCCTGCTGACCTGAACGAGACTTCTCTTGAAGCCGCCGTTATTCAGATTGCTGGCTGGACGGACGAGCGTGGTCTTCTGATCGCTGCTAAGCCCCGTAAGCTCATTGTTCCGCCTTCGCTGATGTTCGTTGCAACCCGCCTCCTTGAGACCGAGTTGCGCGTCGCTACTGCCGACAACGACATCAACGCTCTGCGTAACAACGGGTCGATTCCCGAGGGCTATGCCGTTAACCACTTCCTGACGGATACCGATGCTTGGTTCCTGACCACGGACGTGCCTAACGGTCTGAAGCACTTTGTTCGTACGCCTATGCAGACGTCAATGGACGGAGATTTTGACACAGGCAACGTACGCTACAAAGCACGTGAGCGCTATAGTTTTGGATTTTCCGATCCTCTTGGGATGTTCGGGAGCCCGGGCGCTTAAGCCTTATAAATCAAGCCTTCGGGTAAGATTGGGACCCCGCCTTGTGCGGGGTTTTTTATTCCTGTATGATTTCCCGTATCGTAATCAAGGAGGATAAAATGGACTACCCAAAAACCCGTGCAGAAGCCAAAGCAACCGGTGCAACCCACTACTTCACTGGGGTTCCGTGTACCCGAGGCCACATAGCCCTACGTAAAACTAAGGGGGTTTGTGTTGAGTGCATGAAAGAAGATTGGGCGATTGACAACGAAAAGCGGAAGGACAAACCCAAGTCGGAAGCTGCAAAAGCCGCTGGTAAAAGGTATTACCAAAAAAACCGTGAGGCTATCATTGCTCGTGCAGCGGCTAGACCTGCTAATGAAGTCCGGCAGTATAAAAATAAACATAAACAAAACAATCCCGAATACTACAAAGCCCTCACCAGCGTACGTAAGCGGCGGCACAGGGCGGCTACCCCGAAGTGGGTAGGTGCAGATGAGAAGAAGGCAATCCGCCAGTTGTACTTAGAGGCTCAGCGATTAACTAAACTAACAGGGGAACGGTATGTGGTCGATCACGTCTACCCACTAATCAGTGACGAGGTTTGTGGGCTTCATACGTTAAAGAATCTTCGGATAATGACCCAAGCGGAAAACTTGGTTAAGTCCAACAAAATGCCGGATTTAAAAGAGACTTGGAAATACCTTGACACCTCAATAACAACCTGATAAAAAGACTCAGGACTAGGAATTTTTTACCCATATCGACTGACCTAGCAGACGTAGTAGAGACGATATGGGGACGTGCTACTACACGAAAGGTTTAACATGGCTATCACCACGTTTTCGGGGCCAGTGTCGTCCCAAAATGGCTTCATCGGCGGCACCGCTTCCGACCCCATCGCCGTATCTACGGCTTCCAACGTTTCTTCTTCTTACGTTACTGCGTCAAACACGACTGGCGACGTTCGACTGAATTACTCCCGTCTTGACTTTACCTCGACTGGTTCTGGCGAGACATTCCGTGCCTTAACTCGCGTGACTGGTGCTGGTGCTGCTACTGGCGGTACCGTTAACGGTGCTCACATTTCTTTGTCGATCAACGGCTCGGGCACCATTTCTGGTGCTGGTAACGCTCTTCGCGTAACCCTTGGCGGATCTTCGACTAACCCCGGTGGCACGATTGCTGCGATCCAGTGTGACTCGGACTTTGCTTCTGGTGGCACTTGGACAAATGCTTCGTTTATCCGCTTTACTAACTCCGGTTCGGGGACAGTTGCTAATCTGTTCAACATCCCCGATGCAATGGTTCAGCCAATCGGTGGAACTGCTACGACGGCTACTCAAAAAATCCGTTTTGTGGATTCGGCTGGTACGGCTTATTTCCTGTACGCAATCGAAGCCTAATGCAAATAACTAAAGACTATTTGCTAACGGAGATCCAAAACATGGAGAAGCAACGAGATCACGCACATGACGTGGCAGTTGCTTCTCAAGCGGCAATAGACACCCTTCGGGCGGTGTTGAGTCGTTTGGATCTCCCGGAACCAGAACCGGAGAGCACAAATGCCAACGATGCAATATGACGTACTAGCAACTAAACCGCTTACGTCTACAGGTAATTTTTTAGATCAACAAAACAACGCCATCCAGCGTGCACGGATCAAAACGATCTATGCGGTTAATGGTACGGATGCTGGTTCGGTGGTGATTCGTGAGGGTGGAGGTTCTGGCAAGATCCTCGCTACGATCAATACGGCGGCTAGTGGTACTGCGGGATACACAATTATCCCAATGCCGGGTGAAGGAATCCTGTGCGAGTCAGGTCTGCACGGGACTGTTACCAACACCACGTCGATGACCCTGATCTACGGCTAAATCATGGCTACTAAGCCCCTTTCCAAAAAGACCATGGCTTGCAACAAGCCCAAGGCTACACCTTCTCACCCTAAAAAATCCCATGTGGTTAAGGCGTGTGAAAGTGGTCGTGAAAAGATCATTAGGTTTGGTGAGCAGGGTAAGAAGGTCGGAACCGTTTCTGGTACGGCTGGTGCCCCCAAGGCTGGCGAGTCCGACACCATGAAAGCCAAGCGTAAATCCTTTAAAGCCCGTCATGCGAAAAACATCGCCAAGGGCAAGATGAGCGCCGCTTACTGGGCAGACAAGGTGAAATGGTAAATGGAAATGATGCTGTGGAATGTCGTGCTGAGCGCGATAGTGGGGGTGATGGTGTTCATGCTTAAAGGCAAGTTTGACGAACTTCAGCGCATCAGCATCCTGTTAAACAAGACTAGGGAGGAAGTGGCTCGTGACCACATTACTCGTGCAGAAGTTAGAGCAGATTTGGACAAAATTCGTGAACACTTCGACAGCGGTTTTGACCGGCTTGAGAAGAAAATTGATGCGCTTGCGCAACGGAGATAAGTGATGGCTGAGAAATCTGAACGTACCAAAAAGCTTGAAGAAGCCAAGATTGAAGATGATCCGCTTTACGTGAAGCGGGCAATACGGGGTCTGGGTGTTGGCATGAGTCGTATGGCTGACAAAGTGGGTTTCACCCAAGACGAAAAGAAGGAAGAACCAGTTAAAAAAGCTAAGGGAGGTTCCGTGAACGAGTCCAAGATGATGAAGAAAGAAGGCCGTGGTATGGCTAAAGCTAACATGCAGAAGATTGCTTCTGGTGCCGTTAAAAAGCACGAGAAAGCCATGCATGGCATGAAAGGTGGCGGCTATGTTAAAGCTGCTGATGGCTGCGCCAAGAAGGGTAAAACCCGTGGGGCGATGGTGTAATGCCCTCTGTTTCTGCCAAACAGGAAAAGTTTATGAGGGCGGTTGCCAACTCGCCCAAGTTTGCGAAGAAGGTTGGCGTCCCTCAATCTGTTGGAAAGGAATTTGAAATGAAAGACATGAAGAAAAGCGGCATGGCTAAGATGACCAAAGCCGAAGCGCCTTCAAAAATGAAGTCTGTTAAAACCGCTAAGCCCAAGATGGGTTCTGCTTCTAGCCGTGCTGACGGAATTGCTATGAAAGGCAAGACCAAAGGTATGGAACCGAAGATGATGAAAAAAGGCGGTATGTGTAAATGATCGCTTCACGCGGGATGGGGGCCATAAACCCCTCCAAGATGCCGAAGGCAAAAACCATCAAACGGAAAGATGATCCGGATGATGTGACGATGTACGCCGACGGTGGAAAGGTTAAGTCCCGCGTAAACGAAGCTGGCGTATATACAAAGCCGGGGATGCGCAAGTCGCTCTTTGAAAAGATTAAGGCTGGCGGTAAGGGTGCAGCGCCGGGGCGTTGGTCCGCGAGGAAGGCCCAGATGCTAGCCCAGCAATACAAGAAATCCGGGGGCGGCTATAAATCGTGATCCGTCGTCCGTTGTACAACCCGTATGTAGATGGGAACGTTTTTAGATGGATCTTGAAAGCGTCGCAGACGTACCGAGAAATGAGAAGGACAGAGGACAATGCCGCTAAAGAAGCCACAGCAGTCATTAAAAGACTGGACCGACCAAAAGTGGAGCACCAAAAGTGGTAAGCCTTCTACTCAAGGTCCAAAAGCTACAGGGGAGAGGTATCTCCCAGAGGCGGCTATCAAGAATCTGTCAGCTTCTGAGTACGCAGCGACAACAAGAGCCAAAAGAGCAGGAAAAGCAGCCGGTAAGCAGTTTGTTAAACAACCAAAAACCGTAGCAAAGAAGACAGCGAGATTTAGATGACCACCTCCGGCACCCAATCGTTTAATTTAGACCTCACGAATATTATCGAGGAGGCGTTTGAGCGTGCCGGTTCTGAGTTGCGCACGGGTTACGATTTTCGTACGGCCCGTCGATCTCTAAATCTTCTTACTATTGAGTGGGCAAACCGAGGCATCAATCTCTGGACGATTGAGCAGGGATCAATCC